ATAAATAATATTCATGCAATTGAAAGAACTCTTTATTCAGAATACTTTGGAGTTGCTGGTAGAGTAGATTGCATTGCAGAGTATGAAGGAGAACTTGCAGTAATAGATTTTAAGACATCGGATAAAATTAAACCTGAAGAGTGGATTGAAAATTATTTTGTTCAGGAAACTTTTTATGCTGCGGCATATTATGAACTAACAGATATTCCGCCAGTCAAATTAATTACCATCATGGTAACTCCAGGAGGTGAAGTTGAAGTATTTGACAAAAGGAACAAAGGGGATTATATTAAATTATTGGTAAAATATATCAAAAAGTTTGTACAGTTTAAACTCCATGAAGGATCAAGTAACTAAAGTTTTAGAGGAAAAATTTTTATGTTCCGATAAGTTTTCTCAAAAAATTGAAACTATTGTTAGGGATTGTGGTACAACTTACATTGACGCAATTTTACAATTTTGTGAGGAAAATGGAGTAGAAATTGAAACTATACCAAAACTTATTTCAAAACCGTTGAAAGAAAAATTAAAATTTGAAGCAACTCAACTAAATTTTCTTAAAAAAACAAGTAAGGCAATAATAAAATTTTAATGACACCATTTGATTGTTATAAAACTTATCTTGGAATAAAGAATCACTTTGCTAAAGAGTCATACGATTATCATAAGTATTGTGGAAAATCTAGAGCAACTTTAGATTCTTTCTATAAAAGAAAGGATAGGTATTTTTTTGAAAAAACTGCGAGACAAAAAACCGATAAGGAAGTCGAACAATTTTTTATTGCCAACTTTGCAATGTCGGATGATCCACAATCTCTTTGGATTGGTGAGATTATTAAAAATGGACATAAAAAATATTTGGAGTGGCAAAGAAAAATTCAAGGATTAAAATATTTGTTTAAAGAAGAAACTGAAGTTTTATTTTCCGAACAAGCATTAGAATCTATATTTGATTGCTCCAATGGTCATCCTCCTCTTTTAAAAAAATTTTTAATCGGAGAAATTAGTATTGAGACTTTAGTAATTTATGATATGATCTTTTTTTATGTGAAAGATTTTGATAAAAAACTTTTGGATCCTGTATGGAAAACCGTAAGTGTAAAAATAAAAAAATACAAACCATTCCTAAATATTGATGTATTTGATTATAAAAGAGTCGTGAAAGAACTAGTCGTTCAAAAATAAATGAGTTTTTTTAATTCAGAAATTGTTCAGGAAGAAGTTCGTAAACTTTCCGAGTTACAACAAAAAATATATTCAAATATGTTTCGTTTTCCTCTCATGGATCGGGAGGACAAGTTGGAACATTTGGAAACTCTTGAGGAGTTAATCGATACTCAAAAAATATTATATGCTCGATTGAGTTTGTCTGATGATCCTGATGCAAAAGAAATGAAAGAAAGAATTTTAAATAATGCCATTCAAATGGGAATGTCTCCAAATGCAAATTTGAATACTCTTCTTGACAAAATGAAAACTCTTTTAGAGAATACAAAAAAACAGGTTGACAAAAGTTGACCTATACACTAAAATAAAAAAGCAATCCAATTAATACGATTAATACGGAGAATACAAATGTCATTTTCTGATCTTAAAAAGCAATCCAAACTTGGTTCACTCACTGCTAAACTGGTTAAAGAAGTAGAAAAAATCAGTGCAGGTGAATCAGTTGTAGACGAAAGGTTTTGGAAACCTGAGGTAGACAAGGTAGGGAACGGTTTTGCTACGATTCGTTTTCTTCCTGCACCAGAGGGAGAAGATCTTCCCTGGTCCAAAGTGTGGAGTCATGCCTTCCAAGGTCCTGGTGNNTGGTGGTTGGTATATTGAAAATTCTTTGACTACTCTTAATCAAAAAGATCCTGTCTCTGATTACAATCGAGAACTTTGGAATAGTGGTAGTGATAAAGATAAAGAAACTGTACGTAAGCAAAAACGCAAACTGTCTTACTATAGCAACATCTATGTTGTGAAGGATCCAGCAAATCCCCAGAATGAAGGAAAGGTTTTTCTTTATAAGTTTGGAAAGAAAATCTTTGACAAAATTATGGGTGCAATGCAACCTGAGTTTGAAGATGAAGAAGCAATCAATCCCTTTGATTTCTGGGAAGGTGCTAACTTTAAAATCAAAATCACTAAGAAAGATGGTTATTGGAACTATGATAAATCGGAGTTTGATAAACCATCACCTCTTCTAACTGATGATGATGCTCTTGAAGCAGTTTGGAAGAAGCAACATTCTCTCACTCAGTTTGTTGCTGCTGATCAATTTAAGTCCTATGAAGAACTTGAAAAACGACTCAATCAGGTTTTGAATGCCAAACCTCAACAACGACGCATTGATGAAGAGGTTGAAGATGAAGACAATGATCGTGGATCTTATACTCCCGACTTTAGTTCGAGGCGTCAATCATCAGAACTTCCTGATGATTTGAAGGGTCAACTTAACAATCTCAAGTCATCTTCTGTAGACGAAGATGAAGAAGATGCCCTAAGTTATTTTCAACGACTTGCTGAGGATTGATTAAATACCTGTAATATTAATATTATCGGTTTTCTTTAAATCGTCGGATATGTAATCCGACGATTTTTTATAACTTGAGATATCTTCAAGATCATTAATTGCATCTTGAAGATATCTTTGTCTTAGGATAAAAATATTTCTTTTTTTATCATTTACTTCTTCTTCATAATCCCAAAAAGTTACTGGAGTCGAAATATCAACACCTGCTTTTTGAACCATGAGACCCAATTGCTCATCATAATACTCAAGAGCAGCAGCACCTTCTACTGCTAACTTATTGTAAAATTCCGAGTCCACTATAGTGTTTGCATATTGGATGATTTGACCAGAAGAATTTCTAATTTCTAAAGTTTTATAGTGTTTTATTTCAAAAAACTCATCCTCCGATTGATATTTTTCCAACATGTAATCATAGAATGCTTGTTGAGATAATGGCCATTCATTATAAACATCTAAGATGTTATTGGTAGTCAATATTACCCAATCATATAGTGGGGATCCATAGAATTTTTCTGAAACTTGATCTGGTCTTTCATCACCAATGATGGTATATTTTGTAAAGAAAGAAGCATTTTGAAAAATATCAGCACGAATTTTTCCTCTACGAAAAAAATTCTTTGCGGTTACTGTGTTTAAACTTGAGTTTGTATCAACTAAGTTTGCGTGATACTCTAAATTTGGTAGTGTTTTAAAATACATTTTTAGTAACCTATAATAGTATCTTGGGCAATTGGGGTTCCATCACTATTTGCTCCTCCAACTTCCTTATCTAATTCATCATAATCATCATCAAAGATTGGAGAAATTTCTGAAAATGTTAATGTCATATCGTATGCAACCATAGAACCATCACCATAAGTCATATATGATCCATCTGGCATATAATTCACTGATATGTTTTGTAAAGCACAAACTTTTAATACAGGTAAGTATGGGTGAGGGTATATTGGTTTTTGACCTATAACTTCTCCAGTATCTTTATTTACTTCTGGTGCAACATAGTGAAACTTTATTTTAAAAACATTTGGTGATGAAAGAAATATTCCTTGAATTCCTCTCTTTACTGACATTCCCTGCTTGAGAGTTCTTATAATTTTTCTAACAGAAACTGCTTCTTTTTGACTTCTAGGAGTCATTTTGAATGAAAATGTAAATGTTCTTAGTCCTGGTCCTTTAAAAAGAAGTTCTGTGTTTGGATTGACAATAGCACCTGTTGATCTAGTTAGTGTATTAACCCCAAGAATTTGTTTTATTATTTCATTGTTTAAAATTGTTTTAGCAGCATCCGCATTATTTTTGAGTGTATTTGCTGCCTTTCCTACTTCTGCCCCAACACCTTTTACAAAATTACCACTATTCAAAATTCCACCTATTGCAGATGCACCATATGCTTGAAGGGGATTTAATGATTCGTTTGTCCAATCTACTGGATTTGCATCAATCAAATTTGCTGGAATTGGTAAAGTTATTGATGCAATAGATTTTTCATTTTGAGATCTTTCGTCAATTCTTGGTAATCCCATTTCACCATTTAATAACATTCCAGCATCAGCATCGGACGCAACAGAACCTAATCCAAGATTTTTTGAAGGAACATATCTAATCATTTCAATTGTAACGAAATCATTTCCTTCATATGTTTCTGGGTATTTTAAATTACTTTCATAATTTGTTCTTGCTTTTTGACCTTTGCTGATTGTATCTATGACTTGTTGACTTTGTTCTGGAGTTACACTTGCACTACTTCCATTCGAATCGGATCCTGCAGGTGCATTTCCTCCTCCTGGTCCAGTACCATCTGAGTTTTGATCTGGTGGAAGTAACGCAGTTGTTCCCGTTATATTTTGACTAATATCCAATGCTTGTCTTGCTTGAATATCAGTTATTCTTGCATTACTTTTTAATGCAGCAAGAGTAGCATTATCCATTTGTCCAGTTAAACTGCCTGGACCTCTTTTTGATAATTCTTTTTTTATTAGTGCGCCAGCAGCTGGAGTGAAATCCCATCCCCCTGCTGCATTTCTTTCGGCAATATTTACAAACCCAGTCAATCCGCCAAGATCAAGTTGTATCGTAGTTCTTGCACTATTTGGTACTATTCCAGTACCGCCAGCATCGTTATATAATGTGGCAGTTCTAAATGAATATCTTCGGTCTTTTCCATCAGTGTCTTTAATAGTTTTATGGATAATACCACTTATAGATTGAGCCATTATTTTGACTTTTTAAATATTTATTCTGAACTTTTGATAGTTCAATGCTAATAGAATATTTAGTTCTTCCTTGCGAACTTTATGAAGATTTCCGACCAATTCTAACCAGGTATAATTGTGTGGTGATTTCCAATGAAAATTATAACCTCTAAACCCCCATCTAAAAATATCAGATACGACAACTAACGGATGTTGATCGTATTCAATATCTGGAGTCTTTGGTGAATATACAAAGGTATATAATTCGCCAATATTTGGAACGATATCAACTTCTTTTAATAAACTTAGAATCTCAATCATCTTGTCTTCTGGATCTGTATATGATTTTATTTTTGATTCTTGTTTTTGTGATATGCGGTTCATTTTAGAATAGTTCGTTTTCTGTGATGATTTTAAATTCCATCAAATGATCTTTACAAAATTCTTGTGCTGCTTTCCATTTTGCTTGATTTTTTACATATGTTAAAGTTTCATTTAAAATAGTTTTCTTTCTTTTGTTTTTACTGATAGTTGGTTCTTTTGTTTCTCTTAGGGGTTTAATTTCCACGACCACTTTTTTAATTTCTCCGGTTGATGAAATATACTTGACAAAAAAATCTGGAAAGTACCTTCTTACTTTTTTTGTTGTAGGGTCAAAGTATGGTATAAAAAATTCTTCCGAACTATATTCTAAAATATTATCATTTGTATCGCACCACTTCATAAATCTAAGTTCCCAACTACTTCTATAAATGATGTTCTTCACATCACCTTGATATTTTTGAGGATTTTTGGGATGAAATCTTCCCTGATAATATTTTGAATCTCTTGCCATTTTAATAAAATATTTTTTTCTATTAACTTATCTACATAGTATATAATCACTAAAAAATATTTATTTCCATGGCAGGAAATGTAGCAATAAAGCACTATAAAACATCTGATCTAATCAGTAAATTTGGTAGGCTTGCTCAAACTTCCCAGTATTATGTGAGAATTGCTCCTGAATCTACAAGTGCCTCTGGAAGATCTTCTTTTGTTTTTGATAAATTATTTGCTGGTGAAGATCTTGGATTATATTGTAGTGAAGCATCTCTTCCTGGAAATTCATTTGCTACTACTGAGATGAATACAGATTTTCCTGGAGTTTCTCAGAAGTTTCCTTATCGTAAAATTTATAATGATCTTCAACTTACTTTTTATGTAGATTCTAACTATAATGTAATTAAGTTCTTCGAAAGTTGGATGAGTAATATTGCAAGTCCATTTGGATATGGTCAACCAATTTATGAAGAAAGTGGTCAACGAGGATCATTTAGATTTAATTATCCAGAAAATTATAAATGTAATATTTTTGTTGCAAAATTCAATAAGGATAATAATATTCAAGGGAAAATTGCGTATCGATTTGTAAATGCTTTTCCGATTGATATCACATCAATGCCAGTATCTTATGATACTTCTGATATACTGAAATGTACGGTTTCTTTTTCTTATGATCGTTATATTTTTGATAATACAGGAAAACTTATCTCTATGATTACACCCACTCAACCGGATTTTGATCCAGCAAAAGATCCAAGAACACAACAATTACCTGGACCAACAAGTGGAACTTTAACAAGGAATGGTCAATATGCAACATCTCTTTTTGAAAATGAAAAAATTTCTCAAGGTGTATTTGGTGGTGTAGAAAGGATTACAAGAAATCTTGGAACAATACAACCAGGTCAAGGTGGTGGTGCATAAATAATCACACTGAAGTTTATAGGATATTATGCCTTTACCAAAGAT